TATGTCACCCTTGATCGAGGTGAATCAGCCTCCGACCAGACGGCCCTGGAACTGCCGACCGCTGCAGGTCAGGTTTCCGGCCCAGGCCAGGATCGAGACCTCCGCGTCTTGGTTCACGGCATACCGCTTGTTGGGGTTCAGCGGCACCATGTCCCGAGCCGAGTGCGGCCGCAGGAAGATGTACTTCGTGTTCAGGAAGAACGACGTGTTGGCGGTGTTGAAGCCCCCGATACCACCGTCGAGGACCACGTCGGCGTCCATGAACTTCAGCGACGGGAACCCCAGGTTGCCGACCTCGGGCGAGGTGAACCGCTGCTGCGCCTGGAGCGAGGCCATGTAGGTCGCCCAGGCCACGTTGTCCTGCACGATCAGGTCGGGGCGGTCGGTGCCACGCACGAGGCTGGCCCACATCGTGTTCATGAAGCCCTGGATGTTGGCCGCCGTCTGCGCTGCCGTCAGCGTGTACTTGCTGGTCCAGAAGGTCCACGTCGAGCCGACGATGCCACCGTAGGCGGTCGTCTGCGAGGCCGGTGCCAGGGCAGGCACCCCGGCACCGAGACCGGTGAGGCTCTTGCCAGCGAAGGTCGTGCCGTCGGAGTAGATGCCCTCGGCCATCAGGTTCGCCATCGTCGCCTCGGAGACCGTGATGCGGCCTTCGAGGAGGTCGATCATCTGCTCCTTGCCCGCGTTCTGGATTTCTTCCAGGCCGCTCATCGTGACCGGGCAGGCCAACTGCTTGATCGTGAACTCGGCCGCCGAGATCACGTCCGAGGCGGCAATCGGCAGGAGGTCATAGCCCGAGTACCAGCCGCCGTTCGCGTTCTGGGCGAAGGACAGTTCTTGGTAGATCACGTTGCCGCCGCTGAAGGGCTTGCGGTTGCCCCTCTGGTCGAGCCGCATGTAGAGGGCGTTGTTCTTGGTCACGTTGTCCGCGATCTTGCGGGTGCGCGACTGGATCGTGGTTGCGACGATGTCGCTGACGTTTGGGAATGCCATCGTTTTCTCCGAATGAAGTTATGCCTGGGGCTACATGCCCCGCCTGTTCACTCGGTCGTTCGATGGCCGTCGTCGGGGGTGTCGGTGGCCCGTAGGTCCTACTTCCCCCGGCCCGGTTCTACGGACCTCGTCACTCCATGTGCTGCGAGATGGCCGCCTCGATGCTTTCGCGGATCGAATTCGGTTCCCGCCCCACTGGACCGCCAACTGGTGCGCTGCCCCTGACCGAGACCGCTGCGCCTTTCGCACGCTGGGCGGCCTGAGTCAGTGAGCGGGCGTTTACACCCTGCTGCCGTGCGAGCATAACCTTGGAGACCTCGGGGTGCAACATCGCCGCCCGTTGATACGCCTGCTCCAGCGTGATGTCCCGGCCGTGCTTCTCGCCAAGCTCGATGATGTCGGCCATCTCGTAGCGGAGGTCGCTGAAGAATTCATTGGCCGGGTCCGAGGCGAAGGTCTCAAGCTCGCTGCGCGCTTCGCCGTCGGCCTGCTGGACGATGGCCTGCTGGCGCTGCTGGGCCATCTGGTACAGGGGTGCCAGTTGCTGCTGCACCAGGGACTGGACGTACTGCGGGTCGGCCCCCTGGGGCTGCTGCCCTTGGCCGGGCTGCAGGGTGCCGACCAGGGCCGAGTCGAGGGTGCCGATGTCGACCCCGTAGACCTTGATGACCTGGGCCAGCATCTGCGCCTTCTCGTACTGGGTGCCCTGGCGCATGGTCTGGGTGACCGACATCAGGTTCCGCACGGCCGTCAGCGGGTCGACCCCCTCGGCCTGGATCACGCCCAGGTAGGGCTGGATCGTCTGGGTGAACCGCTCGGCGATGTTCCTGGCCGGGGCCATCTCGTTGACGTACCGCTGCATCTCCTGCTCGCGCCGCACCACCTCGGCCTGGGCGGCAGGCGGCATCGCCTTCCAATGCTCCCGGGCCAGGGGCGACCATGACTGCGGGGCGTTGTAGACACCGGCCTGCGGAGCAGCCTGGATGGGCGCTGGCTGGCCTTGGACAGGCTGGGTGGGGGTAGGGGTGCCCGGAGCCGCCTGAGGCGCTTCCTGGCCCTTCTGCGGGCTCTCGCCCGCCTTGGGCAGGAACCGGCCCAGGGAGTCCCGGTCGCCTCGTGCCGACTCAGCAGGCTGAGTCGGCGCGGTTTCGCTCTTCTCGCCCCCCTCGTCATGGGTCTCGATGGCGCTCTCGATGCTGGAGCGGAGGTCGGGGCCGTCGTCGGGAGCTTCGGCTGCGCCGGTATCGAGGTCTGCCATGAGAATTTTCCTTGTGTGGTTTACGAGCGGGAAAGAGGCTGTAGCCTAGAACTTGAGAGGGAAGGACTTCAGCAGCCAGAGGATCAGGGCGATGGCCGCCACGGCGTAGATCACGATCTTGAAGGGCGGCGGCATCGGGATGTAGGTGGTGATCAGGTAGACGATCAGGCCGATCACGGCCAGAACGAGCAGAACGGTCACCAAGGCGGTCAAATCCATGTCTAGCTCCCGTGGATGCGGTGCCAAGCTTCCGCAATATCGTTACGGGTAATTGCACCGCCGCTCTCGCCGCGTCGGTAGGCTTCCCGGTCTTTCACGGCCTTCGCCCAGGTCTCCTTGTAGTCGTCGGCCGTCGTCAGGCCGTGCCGGTGCATGTACTCCCGATGCTTCGACCGGCTGGAGATGTCGGAGCCGTCGGTGGCCCTGAGGCCGTCGTAGCTCCGGTCGCCCGCCAGGACGTTGTCCTGAGCGTTTAAACCCGAGGGCGGGAACCAGCGGTCCATCGGCTCGGTGCAGCAGAAGTACGGCCGGGGGTTGGCGACATGCTCGCTGATCGGCCGGTAGACCTCGTCGGTCCTCTGGCACTTCTGGCAGATGAAGGAATAGGTCGGCATCAGACGTTCCCGATCTCGTCGCCCTTCTTGGCGAACATTGGCCCCTCGGCACCCCGGAGTTGCTTCGCCAGGGCACGCTGCTTGAGCATCTTGGTGCCGGTGTCGGCGGCGTTGAATTCCTTGGCGACCTTGACCGGCGGGGTCTGGACCTTATCAGGTTTCCAGCCGTGGGCTACAGCAGCCATGAACCGGGCTTGCTTGGGTGTCGAGCTTGGCATCACATGCCCCCTTCTTCATCTTCGCCACGCAGCGCCTTGATGAGGGCTGGCGTCGTTGCAGCCGTAGGCGCGGTCCAGTAGAGGAGCTTCTTCCAGTCCCTGGTCTTCGTCAACGGACGAAGCCTGCCGGTGTCGGGCTCCTTCGTCGTCCGCATCGCTCCCATCTCGGAGAACTTGTCACGCACCTGTCCATACTCCTCGGGCGTGAGGCGGGGCATCTGGGTCGCCTGGGGATTCATGCCTGCGTGCGGCTCGGCCCGGCTGCGCTGGAAGTCCCAGTCGTGCCACTGGTTGGAGAACCCGCCGATGCCCCGGGGCTTGCCGCCCTCCTCGATCTGCTTGAGGGCCGCGTTGTAGATCGGGCCGATCTCGGCCGAGTGCGTGGGTTCGTAGAACGGCAGGTTCTGGAGGTGCGGCGGCAGATCGGCCCGGGGCTGGCCGGTGGCCGCCTCGCGGTAGACCCGGGTCTGCGGCGACGATACGATGTCCCTGAAATGCTCGGCCTCGATGCCTGGGCCAGCCTCGCCAGCCTCGATCTGGGCCGGGCCAAGCTCAGTGTGCTTCGCCTCGGGGGGCTTGTCGCGGTTGTAGGCGTTGAGCATCTGCTGCTCGTACAGATCGGCCGTGCTGGGGTTGTTGGCGACATGCTCCCGGGTGAGGTCGGCAATGTGCCGGTCGATGGCGCTGATGTTCGTCGTCTGCGGCTCGACCATGGCAAAGCCCAGGGAACCAGTCTTCGGCCCCAGGCCGCGCACTTGGTTCATCAGCCGCTCGACGTACTGGTAGTCGGGCTCGCCGGGCTGCTTCCTGAAGTAGTCGGGCTTTTCGCGCAGCATCGAGGCAAGGTCGCTGACGTACTGGCGGTTGGCCGTGTTCGCCGTGCCGGTGCCGCCCCGCTCGCTGGCCTGGACGCCATAGGCCGCGTTGATGTCGCGGTTCATCTGGTTGGCGCTCTCGCGGCTGGGCATCTGCTCGCCGATGCCGACGGGCGAGTACCGGGACCACTCGTTCATCTCCCCTGCGCTGCGTGGCCGCATCTGCGACCACTCCAGCAGGTTCTTGGTGATCGGCGCATTGCCCGAGGTCACCCCGAACCCGAGCCGGTTCATAAGCTCCAGATCGGACGGGTTAGCGCCTGGGTCTACAGACTTGACGAGGCGCTTGTGGATGTCGAGGGCGAGCTTGGGGTCGAGGTCGTTGTAGTCGATGGCCTGGGCGCTGATCTTCGCCTGATCGGCCAAGGTCATCGGCGGTGCGTCCTCGCCGATGCCGCCGGGGATGTAAAGCTCGCGCCGCGAGCGGAGGTCGGACATCGGCACCACCGGAGTCTCGGCCGCGCCAGGGCCGAAATGCTGCACCCGCTCGGCCTCGTCCATGAGGTGGACCGGGCTGCGGCCTTCCCGGGCTCTGAAGGCTGCAGCGCCCTCGGGCGTCGTGATGTCGAACGTGATCGGCTGGACCTTGGGCGTGACCGTGCCCTTGGCAGGCTCGCGCAGCGCCGCGACGGTCGCGGCCGTCTTGTCCGACGCTGCCTGGGTGCGGGCAGGCGTCGGGGTCTCCTGCAGCCCCAGGTTTACGGCCCCGCGCTGCCTGCCTCTCGGCCCGACCTGGGACGCCTGGAGGTTCTCCCCGGCCTGGATCAGCGCCGGGGCGATCTTGGGCATCTCGGCTCCCAGGAGCGGCCCCAGGGCACTGCCTGCGATGGTCTCGGCCACCGGGTTGCGGTTGGCCGTGACCATGCCGTGCTTGTGCATCAGGTCGCCGAACCACTCGCTGCCGCCGACGGGCTTGTCCTCAAGCTCGGGCATCTCGTCGGCCTTGAGAAGCCCCAGGGAGCGTCCTGCAGCCCCATAGCCTGCCTTGCCGAGGTTGATCAGCGTATTGCCCATGTCGGCCGGTGCGCCGAGAACCTGGGCCACCAAGCCCCGGTTCAGCGCATCGGTCGTGCCGTGGCCGACATCGGACTGGAACTGCGCGTCGCGCAGGAGGTCACTCAGGCGCGACATCGCCTTCCGCCTTCGGCTCGGCATGGCCGGGCTCGACCACGCCCTCGACCTTCGGGCCGCCGTGCGCCTCGATCCAGGCTTCCTTCTCGTCGGCGGTGGCCCCGCCCGTGAAGAACCGCTGGGGCATCTCCTCGGCGGGCTCGGAGTAAGCCTTGCCTTCGGCCTTGGCCGCCTTGTCGAGCCTAGCCTGCTCGGCGAGCGCCTCGGCCTCGTACTTCGCCTGCACCGGGTCGACCTCGTCGTCCTCGGGAGCGTGGCCGGGATCGTCGTTTGTATCCTTGGGCTTCTTGCTCATGCCGTTCTCCTACTGGATGGGTGCGCCCTGCATGGGCGCGGGTTGAAGGGGCGCAGTGTGCGGCGGCGGCTGCATCGGCATCCCGCCAGGACCCGGGGGCGGCTCGCCCGGGGGAGCCATCCCCGACAGGAGCGCCTGGGCACCGTGGGTCGCGGCCTGGATGTGGTGCATTCCGGCCTGGGCGAGGTTCTTGACAGACTGGGTCTTGTTCTTGGTCGCTTCCGACTCGGTCTTCGCCACGTCGGCCTTCTCTTGCGGGCTGGGCTCCTGCTGGCCCTTGTCCGCTTGGCTGGCGGCGGCGATGGCGGCGTCGAGGACGGTTTCGATCTCCTTGGAGACCCGGAACCCGCCCAGACCCCACTTCAGCATCTGCATGACGACAGGCGCTGCCTCGGGGCTCGTCTGGATCAGCGGGGTGATCGACTGGACGAAGGAGCCGACGGCCTGCATGAACTGGGTGCGCGAATCGCGCTCCTGAGCCCAGTCGACCATCGCCATGGTCTCGGCCTCGACGCTGATCCGGTAGAACTTGGTGTTGTCGGGGCTCTTGAGGAAGCCCACGGCATCCTGGGCCAGCGGCGCATCCGGCGAATGCATGATGTTCGACCGGTCCATGATCGTCTGCGGCTGGAAGCGGTCGCAGATGATCTGCGCCTTGATCCGCTGGCCGCTAGCGACCCAGGCTCCAATGGCCTGCTGTTTAAACTGGAGGCGGTTGCCGCCGAACTGCGCCTTCAGTTGCTGCGCGCCGAGGGTCTCGTCGGGGTCGGTCATGCCGCGCATGATGTCGCCGATGCCCAGCACCTCGTAGAGGTTGCCCTTGATGATGTCCCGCTGCCCCGTGAGACTCTCGATCACGCTGGCGATGATCTCGATGGGGACGAAGTCCATCTGGCCCTTGAGCCCGCCCTTCTCGGCGAAGGCGGCCCAGTTGTCCACCGGGATCATCTGGTTCTCCATGCCCTCGGTGAAGACCCGGCCGATGGGGGTCGAATTCTTGTCGTAGACCCCGACCACCTTGCACGCCTTGGTGAGGTACTTGATCCGGGTCGTCAGTTCATCGATCTGCTGGTACTGGTCCTGGGCCAGCAGGTAGTCGGCCCTCGGCAGGAAGGCCGTGGTCGTCAGGTTCGCCATCAGCGGCTGCGGGCAGGGGAAGAACGTCTTCAGCTTCAGCGGGTCGGGCTTGTAGTCGCAGATCAGGTGGAAGCCCAGGACGTGCCAGTAGGCGCACTTCGTCTGCTTATCCCAGATTTCAAAGACCGCCGCCTTCTCCCAGGGGTCGTTCCTGACGCCCAGGGCATCACCCTTGCTCCTGCCCTTGGTGACCGGGATTTCCTTGCCGATCCTGTCGCCGAACCGCTCGCAAAGCTCCTCCCGGGTCATGAAGACCCGACGCGCCACCCAGCGCACGTCCTGCCAGACCCGTGCGGGGCTCCACCAGAAGTCCTCCCAGTAGACGTAGTCGGCCGGGGCTTCCTCGTTGGTGATTGCCTCGTACTTCACGGGCTCGGCCAGGAGCGCGCCCGTGGCGGGGTCGGTGACGGGCGGGGTCTCGTTCTCGGCGGTCTCGACCTCGTAGCGGTACCAGACCTGTCCCAGGCCGACGACGAGGTAATCGCCCACGGCCTGCCGTGTAACCTCGGGATACGTCGACTCGTCGTCGTCCTCGCAGTCGTTGTTCAGCATCCGCTGCAGGATGTTGCCCGCGACCCGGGACTGGTCGTCCTCGGAGTCCTTGTGCGTGTTCGACACGTCGACATTCGGCGGCTTGGCGTAGAGGCTGGCCTTCAGCACCTCGATGTTCGACCAGAACAGGTTGAACTTGGAGTCGGCGTTGTCGTAGGCGGCCCCGTCCCGCTCATCGAGGTACTTGGCGTTGATCTTCTTGCCCAGGCGGTGGAACTTCGCAAGCTCCTTCTTCGCAGCCTGAAGCTCCCGCTCCCAGCGCACCGCCATCTCGGCCGGGCTCTTGCCCTTGACCTGCTCGGCCACCAGGGTCTGGTCGCCCGGTTTTGCGACCTCCTTGGTGTCGGTGTACTCCTTGCCATCGCCCTTGCCGACCGGATTTTCGTCACTGGTAGTCGGCTTTCCGGGCATGGCGGGGGGCTGGGGTGGGTAGGTAGCCATCAGGCAAGCCTTCCAGGGGTCGTGTGGATGCCCACGGTCTCGTGAAGCTGGTCGAGTGTAAACGTCCGGTTGAGCGGCGGGACGATGATCGTCTTCGGCTCGGGCGGGGCGGGCATAAGCTCCAGCTTCGCCGCGCCCTCCATGAAGGCGTCGGCCGGGTGGCTCGACCAGTCGTGCCGGGGCTCGGCCTTGAAGGTCTTGGTCTCCTCGTCGTACTCGTAGGAGTACGTCCTGAGGGCCATCAGGAAGGGCTTGCAGGCGTCGTTGTTGCTGATCCTGAGCCGCCGCAGCATCAGCCGCCCGGCGTTGATCGAGTCGCTCTTCTTCCGCTGCTCGTTGACGCTGATCTTGCAGCCGTCCCAGGGGAGGTCGAGCAGGAAGGTCTCCACGGCGCTGCGCTTGGAGGCGAAGGTCTTGGCCTTGGCGTCGTGCGGCAGCAGCAGCCGGTCGGCCCGGGGCTGGGCACGCAGCCTGGGTATCCACTCCTCGGCGTCGAGGCCGCTGGCGTCGTCGTAG